AACAATAATATTTGTGCATAAAACATTTTTAAAAAATCAGTGGATAGAGAGAATAAAACAATATTTACCAGATGCAAAAATAGGAACAATACAAGGCCAAATAATAGATATAGAAGATAAAGATATAGTAATAGCGATGATACAATCAATATCAATGAAATCATATCCAGATAGTTTATTTGATGATTTTGGATTTAGTTGTTTTGACGAGTGTCATCATATTTCATCAGAAACATTTTCAAATTGTTTAAGAAAATGTACAACATTATATTCTTTAGGATTAAGTGCAACAATGAATAGAAAAGATGGATTAACACATGTATTTAAGATGTATTTAGGTGATATATGTAATAAACAAAAAAAGAAAGCAGAGGAAGATAATGTATTAGTAAAAGCCATAGATTATGTAGTATTTGACGATGAAGACTATAATGAAGTGGAGAGAGATTATCGAGGAAATGTAAAACATACAACGATGCTAAGTAAGGTATCAAATTTTAATTATAGAACAGATTTTATAATAAATGTAATAGAAAATGAATTAAAAATAAATAAAGAACAACAAATAATATTATTAGGTCATCAAAAGAATTTGTTAAATTATATATATAAAGCAATTGAATTAAAGAATTTAACAAGCGTGGGATATTATATAGGTGGAATGAAAGAGAAAGATTTAAAAATAAGTGAAAGCAAACAATTAATTTTGGCTACATATGCAATGGCGGCAGAGGGATTAGATATTCCTTCATTAACGACATTAATATTAGCAACACCAAAATCAGATATTGTTCAGTCTGTTGGTAGAATTCTACGAGAGAAACATAGTAATCCTTTAATAATAGATATAGTAGATCAACATGATTGTTTTATAAATCAGTTTAATAAACGAAAAGCATTTTATAATGAAAAAAATTATAAAATAATTAGGACAAATAATGAAAAATATATAGATTATATAAAATATATAAAAAAAAGTGAAGAATTTAATGAAGAAGAAATATGGAAAGAACTACCAGTAAAATCAAAAAATAAAAGTAAAAGTAAAAATAACTGTTTAATTAAAATTTAAATAATTATCAATAATAAATTTGCTTTAATTTAATAGTTTTATTTTTTATTTTTTATTTTTATATTTATTAATTGATTTACCTTTTCCGTGAACTTTATTTTTACTTTTACTTTTACTTTTACTTTTACTTTTATTTTTTTTTAAACTTATATTTTTGCTATTACCTTTGCCTTTATTTTTTTTAATGGTTTTATTTTTTATTATTTTTTTACTAAATGATTTATTATATGGATTAAATCCACCGATAAACATAATACAATATAATATAATATAAGAAAATATAATATATTATATTAAAAATTTATATGTATAATCTATCTTCTACGTCTGCGCGATTTACGTGATTTTTTGGCTTTTTTTCCTTTACGCGATTTGCGTGATTTTGTGGATTTTGTGGATTTTCTGCGGCGTGATTTTTTACCTCCATCTTGTGCGAAGTTAATAAATTCTTGATTGTCAAAAGTGGTAGCAATCATATTTTTATATATTAATATGATATTTTTTTTTTCCTAAAATTGAAATTAAATTATTTTTTGTAATTAGTTTATTTTTTGATAAATTTCTTGGTATCCATTTTTTAAATTTATTATTATATTCACATTCAATTAAATAACTTTTTTCTAAATATACATACTTATCAATATTAATATTTTCAAATTCATCTTCACTATCACTTTCTTCTAATTTATCTAAATTATTATTTTCTTTAATATTTCTAAATAATTCATTCATAAATTTACTAGTTTTAAAAGTATCAATTAATGCTAAATCATAATATTCTTCTTTATTACCATTTAAAATATATAAATTATATAAATCAAGATTGATACAAGGTGTAATTTTAAACGTGGCAATAATTTTATTAAAATTATTTTTATTAGTTAAATTATATGAACCAATATAATTAAAATCACTATATACAGCAATATTATATATATTATAATCTAATTTATTAATTAGTTTAAATAATTCTTCATTATGATTTAAAATAATTGGTAAGTTTATAAAGAAATTGTTAATATTTTTAATATTTGGTAAAATTTTATTAAATAATTCGAGTTTATAATTATAATTATGATTATAATCATTTTTTTTTATAATTTTATTGTAAATATTATAATTAAATATATTTTCAATAATAAAATAATGATTTTTAATACTATTAGTTATATTAGTAAAATAATATCCAAATAATAAGATATTATTAAAGCATAATGTATTATTATATTCTATTGGAAATTCATAAAATTCATTACTAATATCATATATATTTTTATTATTTAAAAATATAATAATTGCAAGTAATCGTTTTTCAATATATGTAAACCATAAATAACATCTTTTACCTTTAGGTTTTAAAATAAAATACTTAGAAGATTCATGAAATAATACTTTATTATCAGTATTATTATTATAAATATTAAGATTCTTAATATATACATTATTGGGGTATCTATAAAGAATAGGTTCAATAATTTCACGTTTAATAGATTTCATTAAATATATTAGTATTATTTATTTTTTTATATAAATTTAAATCAGTTTTTAATAATTTAATTATTTAATTTATTTAAAAATTCTTCAAGTTCTCCTTTCATATTATTATTTTCAAATTGTGTGTTGAATTTTTCTATATCAAATGTATCATTTTTTTTTAAGTTAGTTTCAACATTGGTAGTAGTTAAATTAACATTATAATTAGGAAATATTTTAGCATCATTATTATATATTTGATTAGAGGTTAAAGAATAATCTACATCTGAAAATGTATTTGATTTATTTTTAGATTCATTATTAGAATATTTAGAATTTTGTTTAGAATTATTAATTGATGTTGAAATTTGTTTAATATTATTATTAGTTTGATTATTAATATTTTTTTTATCATTAAATTTACTATTAGTATTAGTATTAGTATTAGTATTAGTATTAGAATTTAAAATACTATTTATTTTATTATACTCATTATTAGGTAAATTATAATAATCTTTTGTTATGGTAGTAGTTAAATTTTTTTGAAAAAAAAGATATAAATTATGTAAAAGAAAAATTAAAATAAAATAAATAATAGTCCATGTAATAATATATAAGAACATTTATATAACAAGAAAAAATAATATTTAAATTAAAACTTAAATAGATTCTACTATAAATTTATAACTATAATTTTATGATAAATTGTATTCTTATACAAAATAATGAAATAAATGAAATAAATGAAATAAAAGTAAAAAATTTATCAGAAGATAGTATTTATAAAAAATGTAATTTTAAAAATAATAGTGATTTTGGTAAAATAAAAGTTTGGAAGCATGAAAATAATATAATAGAATTATGGGGTAAAGATAAAGGTTTAACACATACATTAAGTAATTTTAAATTATTTAAAAATAATAACTTAAATATTTATGGAAAATCAATATTTATAATGAAATCAAATGAAAATAAATATATATCTCTAAATAAAGATAATTTTATTAATTATTTTAATTGTAATAAAATAGAAAAAAATATTATTACCTTAAAAGAAAATAATGAAATAGATAAAGATAAAGATAAAGATAAAGATAAAGATAAAGATAAAGATAAAGATAAAGATAAAGATAAAGATAAAGATAAAGATAAAGATAAAGATAAAGATAAAGAAGATGAAGAAGATGAAGAAGAAAATGAAATAAATTCAGAATATTCTTATAATTCTGAATTAAGTTGTGAAGTATATGAATATAGTGATGATGAATAAAAGTATATAATTAAATATAAAATAAAAATTGATAAATAATATTAAATATAAATAATATTATTTATTAATGAATATATCTAATATAATATTAAAGAATCCAGATAATTTTAGAAATAAATTTGTTGATAAATTTATACTTTTAACTAAAGATAAAAAAATAGCTAAGAATTTAGAAAAAGGTATATTTAATTATACTATAGAAAAAGCAGATGAAAAAAATTTAATAAAAAAGTGGTCAAATGAGTTATTTGTTATTATTTATGTTGATAAACTAAAAATGGTATTATTTAATTTAAAAAATAAATCTGTATTTAATAAACTAATAAATAAAGAAATAAAACCACATGAATTAGCATTTATGACTCATCAAGAATTAAGACCGGATATATGGAATAATTTAATTGAATTAAAAAAAATAAAAGATGAGAATAAATTTTCACCAAAATTAGAAGCATCAACTGATGATTTTACTTGTTCTAAATGTAAATCAAAACAATGTACACATTATCAATTACAAACTAGAAGTGCAGATGAACCAATGACAACTTTCGTTACCTGTATTAATTGCGGTAATAGATGGAGACAATAAATATATAAAAATAAAAAAAATATTATAAATATAAATTTTATAAGATTTCTAAATCTTGTAATTTCCAATATTCAAATGTGTTATTTGATATAGGTCGTTGAATAATAAATGGTATTTTTTTTTGTATAAGTTCTTTTTCAGCAATTATAAAATTATCTACTATATCCTCATTAATATTAATATATGGTAGTGAACCATTATTAAGTTGTTTTAATCTAATTCCTAAAATTTTAGCTTTTTCATATTTTGTTAATAATGGTATAGTTTTATGTAATTCGTCAATAATTATATTATCTTTATCTCTAATAACATTAATTAAATCTTTAATTTCATCTAAATTTTTACTTAAAGATTCTTGATGATTACTAGAAATATAATCAAATTTTGATTCTTTACTAAATTTTTGTAAAAATTCATTAGAATCATTAGTTTCTAAGTCATCATTAAATATAAATGATGGTTTATATGTACTAAATTTGTTAGTATTATTAGTTTCATCTGTTTCATCTGTTTCATCTGTTTCGTCTTTAAAAATTTGGTCATCATTTTCATGAACATCATCATCATCATCATCATCATCATCATTATTATTAACATCATCTATATTTAAATTATCATCTTGTTCTATATCTTCATTATCTTCATTATCTTCATTATCTTCATTATCTTCATTATCTTCATTATCTTCATTTTCTTCATCTAATTCATCATTATTTCCATTAAATTCTTTAAGTTCATCCATTATTATTATTATTAATATTTATTATTTAATTATATTTAATAAATAATAAATTCAATTTTTATTTAATTATAGATATTATTTTTCAGTATTCCAAATAAAATCACAATGAGAACATAAATACATATATTTCATATTAATATGATCATATCGAATATAAATAATTTCTCTATCATTTGCATCAAAATTAATATCATTACTATTACATTTTTCATTAGGACATTTAATATAATTAATTCTAGGTAAAGTGCAATCTAATTTAGTATATTGATTAATTGATATATTAAATTTATTTTCATTTTTTGTAATATTTTCTTTTAAAATACATTTTCCTTCTTCTATTAATTCGTTATTAGTATTACCACAATTTCTACAATAATATGATATTTTATCACAATTTTCACCTTCTAATTTAATATAATACATATTAGAACATGTATTACAAAATTTCATAAGTAATATATACTAATTAATATAAAAAAATAAATTTTATATCAATTTTATATCAATTTTATAAAAATTACTTTAGATATTCAATAGATTATTTAATTCAATATGTAAATAATGAAAATCAAGATCAAAATTTGATGCATATACTGGAATTTTTATACATTTACTTGAATAAATTTTTTTATATTCTTTCTTTATTTTTTCTAAATTATTGGAAATTTTATCTATATTTTTTTTAAAATTATCAATTATTTCATTCTTAAATAATAATAAATATTTTTCATTTTTTAAAAAAGCAACATTTTCATCTAAAGTATTAATAATATTAATTTGTTTAATAATAGAATATTCTATATTTTTATAAGCTACTAAAATATCATATTTTTTTACATTATTATTATTAATTTCAATACCTGGTTCAAATGTTAAAGAATTTATATCTAAAATAGATATTAATATTAATAAAATCGAATTAATATTGTTACATGATGTCCAACCATCTCCTGTCCAAGTGTTTATAATTGATAAGCATACTTTACCATTAATATATAAATTAGGATGAAATCTCATATATCCATCATTTGTTAAAAATTTTAACTTAGGTGGTTCATATGGATAATTATTAGGAAATGTAAATTCAAATAAATAGTTACCATAAGCATATGGTGTATCTTCATTTCCTATAATCAATGCATATCCTTTTGTTATATTTTCATTATCATGTTTATAATAAATATTATTTATTGGATTTTTTATTATATATTTAACGTCTTTTGCTATTCTTTGAACTGTTCCTTGTGTTAAAACCATTTTTCATAATATTTATAAAATTTTATTTTTAATTAAAAATTAGAAATATTATAAAATTGAAATAAAAATATAATTATATATATAACTAATAATAAATATGAATAGTGAATTAAATGATACATCATTTACAAGTAAAAAATATGAAGATTATATAAAAAATTTACAGGTAACTAAAGGAAATAAATTTAGTCATACAAAAATACCTGATAAAAATTTGGGAATCTATGGTGGATTATACAATATAGAATACAATGAAAAATTTTGGAATATGTATTACAATTATGTTTTTAAAAATAAAAACAAAGAATATCTTACTGAAAAACAATTATTAGAAAATTCTCCGCTATTAATTGATGTTGATCTAAGATATGATACTAAGATTAAATCTAGACAACATACTAAAGAACATATAATTGATCTCGTATATCTATATGCATCTAAATTAAATGAAATATATCAATTTGAATCGTTAGACGAAATTAATGTTTATATTATGGAAAAATATGAGATTAATATGTTAGATGATAAAACAAAGGATGGTATTCATTTAGTATTTACTATATCAATGCATAAAGCAGAACAAGTAATATTAAGAAAAAAAATATTAAATGAAATACCACAAATATGGGATAATCTACCTATAACAAATACATTTGATGAAGTATTTGATGAAGGTATTACTAAAGGTTTTGTAAATTGGCAATTATTTGGTTCAAGAAAACCAGGACACAAAGCATATGAATTAAGTTACCATTTAACATTAACATATGATAATGAAAATGATGATTGGTCTATTAAAGATAATAATTTATTAAAATTAAATATATTAGAACATTTACCTATTATGTCTGCGCGAAACGAAAATCATAAAAGATTTAAATTAGTAGAAAATACATATTTATTTGATGCTATTGAAAAAGAAAAACAAGACATTAAAAGTAAAGAACATAAAAAACCTAAAGTAAATATTATTGAAAGCATTATTGATTTAGAACAATGTGATTTATCTAAAATAGCAGATTTAAAACAATTAGATACATTATTACAATCATTTCTTGAAAATTTAAGTCAGAATGATTATGAAGTTAAAGAAACTCATCAGTTTACTATGATTTTACCTGAATGTTATTACAGTGAAGGCTCATTTAATAAATGGATACGAGTTGGTTGGGCATTAAAAAATACACATGATAAATTATTCTTAAGTTGGATGAAATTTAGTTCTCAATCATCTACTTTTAATTTTAGAGATATTGATACATATTATAATATGTGGAAATCATTTGATTATAAAAATTCTGATGGATTAACTAATAGATCTATCATGTTTTGGGCTAAAACCGATAATTTTAATAGTTATAAAAATATTAGAAAAGAAACCATTTCTTATTATATTGAACAAACATTAGAATCTATTATGAGTAAAGGTAAAGTTGGTGAATTTGATTTAGCAACTGTATTATATCAAATGTGTAAAGATCAATTTATTTGTGTTAGTGTTAAAAATAATCAATGGTATGAATATAAAACTTTTCAAAATAAATGGAATGAAGTTGATAGTGGTAATACATTAAGATTAAAAATATCTAAAGATATGCATGATCAATATATGAAAAAAGCACAAGATTTAATTGATGCTATTGTTAAAATGGAACAAAGTGGTAATGATGTAGATACTATCGTCAGTAATTTAAAAGATAGATCTGCTAAATTAGGTGATATATGTATCTTACTTAAAACTACTAGTTGGAAAAATAATATTATGAAAGAAGCAAGAGATATATTTTATGATAAGGATTTTATACAAAAAATTGATGCTAATCCATATTTACTATGTTTTAACAACTATATTATTGATTTTAAAACTAATACGCATAGAAAAGGAAGACCAGATGATTATATATCTAAATCTACTAATATTGATTATAATCCATTACATACTTTAAAAGGACCGTATCCATTAGATAAATCAATTACATATGAAGAAATTATTAATGAAATTTATCAATTTATTTATGCATTATTTCCGAATGAAGAATTACGCGGATATATGTGGGAGCATTTATCTTCTGTATTAATTGGAACAAATGATAATCAAACATTTAATATTTATACTGGAAGTGGTGCTAACGGTAAATCTAAATTAGTTGAATTAATGGGTAAAGCACTTGGAGATTATAAAGCAACTGTTCCAATTACATTAATCACTCAAAGTAGAAATAGTATCGGATCTACATCTCCTGAAATAGTTCAACTTATGGGAGTTAGATACGCATGTATGCAAGAACCAAGTAAAGGTGATAAAATTAATGAAGGAATTATGAAAGAAATTACTGGTGGTGATCCATTAGTTGGTAGAGCATTATTTAAAGATTCTGTTACATTTATTCCTCAATTTAAATTAGTAGTTTGCACTAATGTATTATTTGATATTAAAAGTAATGATGATGGCACTTGGCGTCGTATTCGTGTATGTGATTTTATGTCTAAATTTAATGATTCACCATATGAAAATGAAGATAGATTTCCTAAATCTAATTTTCCATATCAATTCAAAATAGATAGAAAACTAGATAAAAAATTTAATATTTGGGCTCCGGTATTAGCATCTATATTAGTTGATATTGCATTCAAAAAACAAGGTAAAGTAAAAGATGTTCCTATTGTTACTTCTGTTAGTGATAAATATCGTAATTCTCAAGATTATTTAAATGAATTTGTTAAAGAAAAAATAGTAAGAAAAAGAGATAGTAAAATGAAGAAAACAGAATTACTTGAAGAATTTAAAAATTGGTATATTTCTAATTATGGAAGAAATAATTTACCCAATGGTAAGGAAATTACTGATTATTGCGATAAATTATATGGTAAATGTTCCAGAGGTAAATGGTGTAATGTTCAAATTATATATGAAGAAGATGATAGTGATGACGAAGTTATAGAAAATGATGAATAATTAAATTAATTAAATTAATTAAATTATTTAAATAAAATTATTATTTTATACCTAAGTTTTTTCAATCTCCTTTTTATCATTTTTTATCTTATCTAAAAGAAATTCTTTGTTTCTAATATGTTTGTTAGAATAAATATTATTATCTTGATATTTTGAATTTTTTTTGCGTTCTCTATTAGAATTATATTGTAGTTTATTAGACATTTTTATAAAAAGATAACATTAAATAATATTTATATATTATTCCTTATTATTTATATTTTTTTTTATCTTCAATTATATACGGATAACTTATTATATCTTCTCTTAAATTATTTGATTCTATAATATATTCATATATATTATATATTAATGATAATAAATAAGGTAATATAATTGGTAAAAATGTATAAAATAATATTATTGATAATATTAAATAATCATTATATTTTTTTTCTGTAAAAAAAGATGAAAAAATAAAATAACAAATTAGTAATCCATAATATCCTATTAATATATAAAAATTTATAGATTTATAAAAATCATAATTTGAATTCTCATATGAATCTTTTCTTCCATCTATATATAAATTCTGTTGATATGTATCAATTTTGTTACTAGATTTATTTAGTTCATTTAATTTAGTATTTATTAATGCACTTAGAGATATTTGATATTCATGTAAAGTTTTATAACTTTTTAAACCTGAAATTGCGTAATTTACAAGTTTATTTATATCATTTCGTTCTGTATTAATCACATCTTTTGATGATATATTTGCATTTGTTTCACATTGTTCATTAAAATCAACTATATCTTTAAATGTAGAATGTCTAGAATTTATTGCATCTTGAATAAAATTTATTGTAGGAATACGATTAGCATTCCCTTCTTTAAAACCTTCTTTTATTTTTTTATTATTAACAAAAGATTCTGTTACCTTGGATGCATAATATTCTCTCCATCTAAACTCATCTCTTTCTCTATTTTCATTACTAAAAACGCTTAATGATAATTGATTTATTACTCTACCCAATCTTTCACGCGTATCGTCGGGTAATACATCACTTGCCATGGTATCTATAATGGCTCCTTTTATTTGGTCTTCATTTTTTTTAAATTCATTATGATATTTATCAGAGTCATCACACATTACTTATAAACTTATATTATTATTATAAAATATAATAATAATATTAATACTTTTTATAAAAATATTAATATTTATACTTTTATATCTATAATATTAACTAAAGATTACCCACTGGCCCAGAAAAATAGAAATTATTTGGTGTGCTATTTTGTAAAGAATCTTTTAATAAACCTAACTTAAAGTAAGATTTATCTGATACAAATGGTTCTTTTACATATGTAAATTCTTTAGAATCTTCATGTATAGTATTATTATGTACAGTAGATACTTGTTTATTATTTAGTTTATTCATTTCTTCAAACATCGATGTAAATTGCTCTATATTTGTAAAAGTTTCCTTTTTATTTGGATCTGGAAAACATCTATGTTTAGTTGAATCATACATCATACCATCTGTGCAACATTCTTCACCTATACATGTAACTCCAAATCCTAATCCTTTCTTTGATAATTTACCTTGATTCATTAATTGCCCAGCTTTTCTATCATATGGTATTCTATCTTTATCGAAATTAATATTATCTTTCATATATAATAAATACAATCTATATAATATATACAAGAAACCTAAAAATAATATAATTACTATAGCAGTTAAACTTATCATTTTATCTAATAATCCATTATTTGTTAATAATAATAATCCTATCATAATTGCTACTAAAAATATAATAATTTTTAAAATATTAGAATAATCCATATATGTTTTTGTATAATAATTAGTAATTTGTGTTTTTCGTTTTTTATCTATATTTTCTTGATTTATTTTATTATATATTTTTTTAACATTTGAACCACGATTATCATTCATCATATAATCCATTAGAACATTACTTGCTATATTTTCTTTTTGTGCTAATAATTCTAACATATAATTCCTATTTTCATCATATTCTAATTGATCAGTCAGTCCTAATTCTTTATTTATAGAATATCTCGTATTGGCAAATAATTTATCCATTAATTCATAATATTCAGAATTTTGATTATTCATACTACCAACTGACCCTTCTTTAAAACCTTCTTTTGTAGTCATATTCTTATTATTACTAAATATATTATTAACAAAATTATTTATTTTTTTACCAATATTAGTAAAACCTTCTAATTTTTTTCTTGCAATTGAATTTACTTCTGTTATTTTTCTAATTCTATCATCAATTGCAGATATTAATTTATCTATATTACTTATTATTTCTAAATTTTCATTATATTCTATTTCAGCATCTTCTGAATTATTGTTTAAATCACCTATTAATGAATCAATACTTGTTTTTAAATCACTTATTTTTTCTAATGCATTTGTATTTTGAACATACTGACTATTTGTTTCAACGCCTAAATTACCTACATCAGTTAATGTATTTATCGCTTGATCATTTCCACCTGATGTTACACTTTTAACATCATAATTTTTTACTGTTCTTGAATAAATTCCCGGTAATTTATAAGAAAATAAATCATTCCATCTACCATTATTACGAACTTGTACATAATGTTCTATTTGACCACAACAATCGTTTGGTTCACCTGGTCCCCATCTAGCATATGACCATTTACTTCCATCTACCCATTCCCATGTAGATGACGTTTTTCCTCTTCCTCGCCTCCCATTTTTTCTACGACCTCCAGCCCAAGCACTACTATAACCAGTTGATCTTAATAACTGACTTACTCTTGATGCCTCGCCATCATTATTAATAGATGCTAATGTCCAACCATATTTTTCAGCAACACTTTTATGAGATTCCCATGTTTGATAACTTCCATGTATTGCGAATATTTTTGTTTCAGAAAATTTACTAGGATCAATTTCTGCATTATCACCTTTTACTACATATTGTCCACCCGTTGAAGTATAAAATATTAAAGCATTTCCCAGTGTTCCTCCTGATGATGAATCAATTTTATCAATTTTTATAAGAAATTCAGTTGGTGCTAATATATGTGTTACTGGTTCTCTAGTAGATCTTGTTGTATTACCATATTCTCTTCTACCCGAACTAGATAATTCTAAAATTACACCATTTACAGAATCAACTCCAGTAAATCCTATTATTTTTTGTATTTTATCATTTGGAATTAAAAAAGGATTCGTATTTTCTACATCTGTTATATTTGCTACTGTATTTGTTAATTCATTTAATATACCTGGTTTATTACCTAATTGTTCTAATATTAAATTATTTTTTTTTATTAATTCATTCTTATGATTTAAATATCTCGTTCTATCATTTTGTAATTCTTCTATATGTTCATATGTAAATTCATATCTATCCATATTATCTTCATGTTTATCTACCATTTCCATTAATGTAGTTATATCTTCTCTTCTTTCCTTTAATTCTGTTGGTCCTACTAAAATTGGTGATGATTGTTTCATAATTATATTTATACTATATTATATAAATATAATTATAATTATTAATTATTTATTTACTGATTATACCTCTCAATAATATTAATAAAACTATTATACTTACTCCTGCTGTTACTGACCATATTGTTAATTGCATATTATGATTTTTTATCTTTATTTTTTCATCATCATGTCTAGCATTTATAGTTCTAATTGAATCTTTTAATTTACCGATATCATTAGAATCTAATGTGCCTAATGTGCTACTTTTCTTCCCTAATGGATTTACATATACAAAATTACTCATATTTATTATATTAAATTATATTAAATTATATTAAATTATATTAAATTATATTAAATTATATTAAATTATATTAAATTATTTTAATATAAATCATAAATTATATATCTTTAAATTTATAATAAATATACTAAATTTTTAAATAAATATGAATAAAAAATACTAAAAATAATATTCCTATAAAATAACATAATATTATATTATCTGATATTAAGTCAGGTGAAATTTTATAAATTAAAAATATTATTACTGTTATAATCATTAAAATACATAAAATTGTATTAATTAAATATTTTCTATTATATTCTAAACTATTACTATTAAATTTTGTATCTAAATTATTTGATTCATTATACAATTTCTTAAAATTTTTTATCATATCTGAATATTCTACATCTTCTCCATTTAATTTTACTTTATCTTCTACAGTAATAGAATATTTAGGATCGTTTACAAAATTACTATATAAAGAATTTTTACTTAAGTTTAAAAAATCCGCTAAATTTCTAACTTTTCTATTTACATCTCTATAATCACTTTGTAAATTACTTCGAGAATCGCTTGTTCCTTCTAATTCTTCTAATTTATTATGAATATCATTATACTTGCTTCTTATATTATTTGCTTCATTTAATATATAATCTATATGATCAAATTTATTTGTATTATTATTATAAAAATCTTTATCCACCATTATTTCTCCTAAATAATTATTTTCATTTGATATTATATTATTATTGCAGTTAATATTTACTACACGACTATCATCTTCTTTTAATTCAATCATATGACATGTGTTTGTATTATCTAAAATTGTAAAATTACATTTATCATTATTATTACAACTATATTTACATTGTAAAGGATCAGAATTTGAAATTGTTGTTCTAGGATCAAAATAAGTTATTTGTTGATTATATGCGTGTGCTTTTTGTTGATTTCTACACGGATTTATTAAATGTTTATTATTTTTATAATTTTCTTTATTTTTATTAAAAATAAAATAATCAAAATTTAAATATAATATACTTACCGGAATCAATACTAATATTAATAATACAAATAATTTAAATCTTATACTATTTTTCATATTATATATTTATAATATGAAAATATATTATTATCTTAATTTTTATAGCCGATATAAATTTTATAAAATAAATACATTAGTGTTATAATTAAAATATTAATTAAATTATCTACTTCTCTTTTTATTACAGTTCCTAATAAAAATATTACTAATAAAAATATATAAATTAAAGAAATTACTATATCTAAATATTTCATAATATTATTACCTGTATTACTATTACTATTATTACTATTATTACTATTATTACTATTACTATTATTACTATTATTTTTTACTAAATCTTTATCTATATTATCTATTTTAGAACAATTATTATTTATACATTCTACATAATCTTTATTGTCATTTATTGATTCATAACCATTATTCATTATATTATTTTTAGTTTTTATGTTTAAATTTTCATAATTCTCCTTTATTAACAAAGATTGAATTCTATCTAAATTAATTATATCATCTATAAAATTAATTTTTTTATTTTTAATTATATTATTTTCTTTTTTATTACTATTTATTGCATTTATTCTATTTAATTCTAAATTCATACTTATTATTTATATATATTTTTATATATTATTTTCTCTATTATAATTTTTTTTTACAATATGCAAAAATTACTAACATTATTACTAAAATTAATATGATATTTTCTGATATTTTCATATTTTTTAAAAATCTAGTATCACTTAATTTTCCATTGTTTGCACCATCAAATCCTATTAAATTTTTTAATTTATTTTCTTTATCATCTATCATTCTTTGTAATTTTTCTAAATATAATGTATCATGTTTTGTTAATAATGTTATATTTGATATATCTAACATTAAATTATCCATTGATTGAAATATTGTATCATACTGCTGTTTTAATACAGTTATTGATTCATCTAATTTCTTCTCTTTTTCACGATTATCTGAATTACATATATAATTTTTATAATCTATTTTTAAACTATCTAAAATACCACTTGTTCTTTGATTCCATTTATCATATTCATTATAATGATAATCATAATCTTGTATATTACTTAATTGATTTTTTATATTATTATTATCAATTAAATCCGTTTTATACATTACAAATGTTCCCGTTTTTGGTAAATATTGTCTATTTCCATCTTGATCTTTTAAATATCCACATTTTGGTATTTCATTAAAATTTGTTCTTTTTAATTTTTCATTATTTGTTAATTCGTTTCCCTCACTACCAATAATTATTCTACTATCATTTGTTGAAAATAAATCATTTATTAAATCATTAAATGGTCTAAGTAAATCATTTATATTATTAGAACTACATAATTTGTCTACTTTTGGAATTAAACAATTATAAGTTAAATTACTGCCCAAACGATTTCTAGATAAATCACTTATTAAAAAAAATTTCTTATTTTTTTCTATTGCTTTTAATTTACATTTATTTATTTGATTTTTTTCATCTCTTATTTCATATTTATAAGTATCAAATTTATCATCTATAAATTCATTTAATTTATTGCTATCATTTAATTCCCATTTTGGATCATAACATTTATTATCTGTATTAAAATATGAAAAACTATCTTGTTCCATTGTTATATTATAATAATATTAATTAAAATATTATTATATTTCATTTTTTATTTATATTTTACAAATTCTGTAAAAATCACTTTCTATAGCAGTTCTACTTTTTCTTTTTATATGTATTATATCTCCTGGTCTAAATCCTGATAATAATGATACTGGATCAAAATATGATATCTCTCCTATTTGTTTTTCATGTAATATATTATATTTTTTTTTATATATTTCTCTTTCAATCTCTGTTAGTTTTTTATGTTCCGGAACAGAATCATGTTTCAAACCGTTAAACTGTAATCGTTTTATATTTAATAATGATATATATATATTTTCACTCATCCATATATCTTTTATATTTTGTCTTAACGTATCATTTGGTTCATCTTTTGTTATAATTATAAAATCATCTTCTTTTGATAAAATATTTTCTAGATGAAATAAATCTTCTACCATATCATATATGTTTTGTGTTTTTAAAACTTTACTAACATAAAATTTTACATATATTTTTTTTTTAGAACTAGTATTTTCTAAAAGCATATCTAATTGATTCGTTTCTAACATTATACCTATTTCATTTATAGTAAAATTATTATATGAACTTATATCAAATCCACGTTCATCTAATATTTCTAATAAAATTTTTCTTGAATTATAAATAGATATTATATGACTATTTGTATTTGTCATTTATTTAATATATATAATATTAAATAAATTTATCTTTATTCAATTTTATAATATTTTAATTATTTTAATTTTTTTAATTATTTTCTACTTTTTACCTTTTTTTGTTCTTATTTTTCTCCTTTTTCTTTTTTTAGCACTACCTTTAGCATATACTGAAAATTTATCACCGAATTTTTCTTTTATTTCTTGATCCCATTTAATTAGATGCATATCACTCCGTATTTTTTTCTGCAGTGTTTTATCACGACCTTTTTTATGCAAGGCTTGAGTTGATAGCGCAAGTTTTTGTTCTTCTAATGGTGATTTATTACGTAACACACCGTCTCCACTCCTCATCCACATTGGGGGCGACTTTTTGAGGGGGCTATACTTGCGGGGCAAGGGCGGGCCAGGTGGTGGCGGAGGAGGCGGAGGAGGCAGAGGAGGCGGAGGCGACAGGGGCGGATGTCGTGGAGGCGGTGAAGATTTCTTTGTTTGTTTCTTTCTTCTTAAAACTGTTTTTATAGTTTTTTTTAAACTCATATTCTATAATTTATATTAATATTTAATTTTATTCTATTATATATTTTTTTTTGTCTAAATATATAATAAATTTGATAAATTTTATTTTCGTCCCCGTATTTTACGTGGTTTTGGTTTTTTTCTTCTTCTTTTTGCTGTTCTCCCTTTTCCTTTATTTTTCTCGCTTCTGATTTTATTTTTTTGAGTATTTATATGTGATTTTGTTATATTTAAAAATTTCTCCATATCTATTTGATTTAATATACGCGCCCTTGACTCTATCGCAGATATTGGCCACTCCCATTGGATATCGTCTGTCTCTATATTATAAAAGGCTATCTTTGAATTATAAGGACCAGATACCTCTGCAATATATGGTTTCCAATTTTCTGGTAAATCAGATGGTTTATTATCCAGTATTAGGGTCGCAGTTTTAGTAGGATCTGTAGAATCTGGAGTGAATATATATAAATATTTATTTTTTCCTGTAAGATCATCCTTATATGTAGAATAAAAACCTTCTGATAAAAAAGTAATTCCCATAATATATAAATATATATATATTAATTTATTTTTATAGTTTTTCTTTTTTCTAAATTAGATGAATCATTTATATCATCATCATTATCATCATCATTATTATCATCATTATTATTAGTATTTGTTTTTTCAGTTTGAATTGAAAGAATACTATCTTCTTTTAATGATGATTTATTATCAACTTTTTTTACTTCTTTCTCAAATATAATTGGTTCATTTTTTTTTTCTTGTTTTTCACTATTTTTTTCTTGTTTTTCACTATTTTCTTTAGATGTTCCTTTTAATGTTTGAACAAAATTATCTAAAGCATCTGTTACTTTTTCTCCTAAAGTTAATGCTGGTTTTGGATTATCATCATCGTCGCTATCTTCATCTAATGATGCTTTATATTTTTCATAATCTTCTTCTGCTTTCTTTAATGATTCTATAGTAACAGGTGATAATCCTTCATAATCATCCTCGTCTTTTTCCTTTTCTTTTTCTACTTCTTCATCTTCCTCTTCTTTCTCTTCTTTCTCTTCTTTCTCTTCTTTCTCTTCTTCCTCTTCTTCCTCTTCTTCCTCTTCTTCCTCTTCTTCCTCTTCTTCTTCCTCTTCTTCTTCTTCTTCCTCTTCTTCCTCTTCTTCCTCTTTATTAGTTGTATTAATTATTTTATTAAATTCAGTTTTTTGTTTATCAGTTAAGATATTATCTTTCATAATTTCTAATGTATTTTTATAATTCATGGAAGTTAATTGATCTACATTATCTTCTGTTATTATTCTCATTTGTATATTCATAACTTGTAATTCTTGCATTAATAATTTAAATGAATATGGCACTTTAATAATACTAAAATCTCTTCCATATTTTGTTATTACTTCAATATTATGTTCATTTTCAATATTATTATTGAATTTTAATGGACCATCGGCAAATGGACTAATAAAGATATTTTTAGTTTCATTATATATTGCAATTGTTCCAGTATTATTACAGATAGCAACAAAATATTCATCGCCTCTTTTTAACATAGATTCATTTAAAAATTTGGTAGCACCATGAGCGATAATACAATCTCGTTCCATTTCTCCAATGCGTAAACCACCATCATTTGCTCTACCTTGTACAGTTTGTCTGGTTAAAACAGTTCTAGGACCTTGTGCACGATAATTAATTTTATCTTTAACCATATGTTTTAATCTCATATAATAACATGGTCCAATGAAAAGTTCAGCTTGAAGTTGTTCACCAGTTTCGCCACTATATAATATTTCATTTCCAGTAGAATTATATCCAATATTTTTTAATAATGTACCAAAGACTTCATGTTTAGGTCCTTTATTAATAAATGCAGTACAATCACCGAATCCGCCATATATAGCACATGCTTTACCCATTAATGTTTCAACTAACTGACCAATTGTCATTCTACTAGGTAAAGCGTGTGGATTAATTATTAAATCGGGTCTAATACCATCATCTGTAAATGGCATATTATCTTCGGGAATTATTAATCCAATAGTTCCTTTTTGTCCACATCTACTACAAAATTTATCTCCTATAGCAGGAATTCTTTCTTCTCTAATACGAACTTTGGCTATTCTAAAACCTTCTTCTCCTTCTGTTATAAATGATTTGTCAACAAAACCGAGTTGTCCTTTTTTAGGTGTAACAGATGCATCAATATAAGTATCTGGATTATTTAAATTAGTATTAATTTTACCAATTAATACTTTTTTATCATCTAATAATGTATTTTCTTTAATTAATCCATGTTGATCTAATTCAGAATAATCATATCCTGGTTTTTTTCCAATAACTGATTCTTTTTCAATATTAGAAAATTTAGAATCGATATTTCCAGATGCAACTTTTGAACTTTCTTCTCTGGCTTCATACATATTTAAATATGTAGTATTAAACATTCCACGTTTAAGCGATCCTTCATTAAATAAGATAGAATCTTCGACATTATAACTACCATAGCATCCGATAGCGACAATAGCATTAATTCCATATGGATGTTCTTCATTATAAATATATTTTAAATATCTACTTTTAACAATAGGTATTTGTCCATTATTTAAAACTACACCCATTTTATCTATTCTATTTTGATAATTTGAATTATATAAACTAACACCTTGTTTACTTTGTCCGCATGAAAATAAATCTCTGGGTAGTTGATTATTTTCAGGAAATACAATTTGATTACCCATAACTCCTAATAATAATGATGGATGTATTTCAATATGAGTTGTATATTTATTAATATTTTCTTCAGTTGTAGAAATTAAACTAGTTTCGGTTTCTGCAGTATCTATATATTCTATAATTCCAGGTTCTTGTAATAATTTTTCTAATATTTTTTCTTTACTTTCAATGGCTTCACCTTCTTTATATGGTATGTTATATAAATCACTAATATTAGAATAAATTAAATTAGATTTAATAAATAAATCTTTATTTTCTATTTTAGATTTATTGAAACCAATTAATAAATCATTAAAAGTAAAATTTTCATCTAATATTTTATCTAAAATTTTTTGTTTTTTAAAACTAGGGATTTTATTATCAACATAAAAAACGGGTCTTGAAAGTCTGCCGGAATCAGTATATATATAAATTATTTGATCAGTAATAGACCAACTAATACTAGTATATATAGGAATTAATCCAATTCTTCTATATTTTTTTAAAATATCTAATACTTCCACTGGATTAGTAATGACTCCTACCCATGCTCCATTAACAAATATTTTACTGCATTTTGATATATATTGAGTTGTGCATTCAGTAATTAATTGCATAAAAATTAATTTTCTTAATAATTCTATAATTGGTTTGCTAGAATAACCATTAGTAATATGAGCGCCTAAACTCATATGTTTATGTAATCCAACATTACCACCATCGGGTGTATCTACTGGATCAATAATTCCCCATTGAGATGAATGTAATAATCTAGGTCCTACAATTTTAGCACTAGAATCTAATGGTAAATTTAATTTTCTTAAATGTGATATAAATGAATTATATGATAATCGGTTTAAATCTTGTATAACTTCTGGTCTTTTAGTATGTTGTTCTGCGCCCCAATTACCTTTAAATGCTTTTTTAAAACCATTTTCAAGTATTCTATCTTTAAAAAATTCTTGATAATTATTTTCAATTAATGATGTAAAATTATCTTGATAAATACCTTGTTTATAATAATATTCTTTATCGATTTTAGTGTAAATATGTTTTTGTTGTAAAGTATAATATTCTTTAAATAAATCATATATTAATGAACCTGTTAATTCTACTCTTTTAAATTTAAAACTGTCTCTATCAGTGGCTTTTGTATGTCCTTTATATACTTTTAATAATTCATTTACCATATATCCTAAAAAATATGCTTTATCAATAAAATTGTCTTCTCCTATATGAGGTAAAAAATAATCCATTAAAATTTCAGAAATGTGTGACATAGTTTTGCCTTTTGTTAAAGTAGCCATATATTTCATTGCTACTTCTTGATTGAAAATATTTCCAGCATCGTATATTGATGGAACAAATAAATCTATATAATTTTCATATTTTTCAGTATCTAATAAACAATAATTTATTATTTCTTTATCAGATATTACACCGAGTGCCCTCATTACAATAAATAATGGAACTGGTTTACGAACATTTGGTATATTTACAACAATATTACCATTTTTGTATTTGGGCGAAGGTCTTACTATTCTTATTGATAATGTTCTAATAGGTTTAGATGCATCTTCACTTACACTTCTTATTTCTGCTGAATGTGAATATATTTCATTATAATCTTCTCTTATATAAAACATATTATCTGCAAATTTTTCTTGACTTATAATAACTTTTTCTTTTCCATCAATAATAAAATATCCGCCTTTATCATTTTTACATTCTCCCATATTAAATTTAACTTCTCTATCTAATGTATTTAATATACATAAATCGGAATTTAACATAATTGGAAATTTACCAAAATATACTTTTTCTAAATTTGACTCTGTAATTTCAAATTCATCATTTTTTTTTATTTTATAAATTATTGTAATATCCATATGTAAAGTTGTTGAATATGTCATATTTCTTAATCGTGCTTCATTTGGATACATATAATGTTTTCTATTTTCATCAAAAATAATTGGTTTGCCAAAATATAATTTATCTCCTTCTTTTCCACCAAAATAAATATCTGCTTGTAAATTATATTCTTTTGAATCTATATCTTGTTCTTTAAATATTTGGATTGGATTTTTTTCTTTTATAATATTAAAAATTTTATTATTAAAAAAATCATTATATGAATCTAAATGATGATTTATTAGTAGATTTGGATTATCTTCAAATAATTTATCTATAATTGACCAAATTATAGTATCTTTTTCACTCATAGTATATTATATTATATTTATAGTATAATATTCTTATATTTCTTATTAACAATAAATTAATAAAAAATATAATTTTATTTATCAAATAGATAATCCTGAATAACTAATTATAATTAGTGCTAAAATAATAAATAATAATACTAAAGGTAACATTACTAAAAACCATGAAATTTCTTTATATCCTGCTTTACATAATGAATTTAAAATAAATGTCCAAAATAATATATATACTGCTTTAAATACAAACATAATAAATGTATTTGGAACATTACATTCGTAACTTCCCAAACAATATATATTTGTATTTCCAAAATTTTGAACTGCTATAACTACAAAAGCTAATACTGAAATTGCTAAATAAAAAAATGCAGGTGTACAGAGATTTTTAAAATCTTTAATATATTTGTCATAATATTGTACCATTTATATAATTTTAATATAAAAAAATTATATATATATTAAATTAATTATATCCATTAAAATGTCCACTAAATTCAGCAGTTCCAGTATCATTTGTTTCTGGATCTATACCTAATAGAGTACTTTTTGTTTCTGTTGCTATATTATCAGCATTTCTAGACATATTTAATATTGGTTGAAATTTAGAACCCATAAAAAACCCTCCTTTCATTTTATAAAATTTTTTTCTTTTATTATTTTTTGTATTATTTCTTTTTTTTCCTAAATTTTTACTACTTCTTCTATATTTTATTGTTTTTTTTCTATTTCCTTTACCTTTTAATTTTTTATTTTTACGGGTATGTATAACAGTTTTTTTTGGTGATTTTGGTGGAGTATTTAAACCATATATTGGATGATATATTTTTTCTATACTCATAGATTTTGGCGATTCTTTTTTTTTTATACTCATTATTATATATAATTATATATAAAATTTATTTAATTTATTCAATATCTACATGTGTTAACATATGTCGTCTACAACAATATTTATTTAAATGTAACAGATCTAATACTTGACCTTCTGGAGTTTTATCTATATTATTATTAGTTAAATATATTACTTTATCAACATCCATATTTTTATTTATTTTATATTTTTTTATTTCTCTTTGATAAAATCTATATTTATCTGCCAATACTTTTCCACATGTAAAACATTTAACTGGAATTAACATAATTTGTAATATAATAAATAAATATATTTAATATCAATTTTATTAAAAATATTTATTTTACTAAACAAAATTTATATATTTCTTTATTATATTTTTGCACGTATTTTTTTTAAAGCATCTTCTGAATCTACTGCATCTACAATTTTAACTTCATTTTCATCTTCATCTTCATCTTCATCTTCATCTTCCTCTTCATCTTCATTATTTTTCATTCCTTCTTTTTTTTTATTTGGACACATACCTTCAATTGTTAACATACGATTTAAAACCCTAAATCCATTATTATCATTCATATCAACTTGGAAATAATTTAATACTATAATACTTAATACTACACAAACTAATATAAATATTATAGTAGGAAATAATGCCCTAAATTTTGAAAATACCATTTTATAAATTAAAACAATATTTAATTTTTAAATTTTTGATAATAAATTATTTAAAAATTAAAATAATATTAGATTTTTAAATATATTTATTCTTTTATATAATTTTCTTTACATATAGTTTTTATTATTTTATTTTCAACTTCACTTACTGGTTTTCCTATTTTTGATATTGTTTTTGCAAAATATGCTTGTTTATCATCATATTCCATAAAATCTTTATTATTATTTTTCCATTGACATAATGCAGTAAAATTTTTATTAGATGTTTTATTTATTACTTTTTTTATTTTATCTTTTGTTATATCTTTTTCCCATTTATTATCATCTTTTATATACAATGTTTCACGTTTAATATCTGTACAGTGTAGTGGTCTCTCAAATTTTCCTAATTTATTAATATTATCCATTAAAATTTTAGTAATTCCTTTTTCTAAACCATTGACTTTTGTATAGTCTAATTGTTCAAATGATACTTGTATCGATTTTATAAAATCGGTCATATTAATAGCATCTTTACATTGTTCGTTTAAAAACATATTAATATTAAAATTATTAGTATTATTGTTATTATTATTGTTGTTATTATTACCCATAGAAGGTTTCATTTCTACAATTTTTTTAGTTAATTCAGTATTTTCTTTTACTACATTTTCTAATTGTTTATCTTTTTCTTTTACAACATTTACTAAATCTCCAAATAATTTTTTCATTTCAGTATTATCTTTTACTAATTGACATACTAATTCATCAGAAACTCCTGGTTTTTGTGTTTCTAAAGTTATTGGTTGTTTATTATTACATTTTTGTTGATGTTTAAATAAACTTTGTCTGTGTTTATAATATTTTCCACAAAAACATACAAATTCTTCATTTTCCACTTTTGCGACTTCTGCGACTTTTTTGTCAGCCAAAATAAGCATATTTTTGGATATTTGCATTTTTTTATGTTTTGCAGTTGATAAATGTTTATCAAAATCATTTTTTCTAATGCATTTATAATTACAATATTCACATACATATTCTTTTGCGATTTTTGCGACTTTTTTGTCAGCCATAATAAGTATAATATACTAACAAAAAAAACTCTCTAAATTGTTTTTTTTTGTAAATTTTATTTATGGTAACAATTAAATTTATATATTTTTTAGTAATAGTAAACGATAATGGTTTAAAATATGAAAAAAAAGCAAATTTTAGAAAAATTTCAAAAGATAAAAAATATTTTAAAAATGGACAAAAAAAAATGTCCAAAATCAAAAAATTTTTTTCAACTATAAAATTCCAAAAAAAATCACTTTTTGAGGAAATATATTTTTGTTATGTAATAACGTCACAAAACAAAAATAACGATTTTTTGGGTATTTTTCTTTAAGTTCTTTTTACAGCTTTTTAACCATTTTATAAGTTATTAAAAGAATAATGTATTTTATAATTTGGATTTTTTAAATTAAACTCTTCTAATTCATTATATATTAATTTGCATATATTTATATCTTTACATCCATGAAATAAATGCAAATACAATTCTTTTAATTCACCTGTTTTTCTTAAACCTATATCATCATTAAAATTTTCTTTATTTATATATTTTTTATATATAGAAAAATTAGGTGTCATATATGGAATATTTTCTGTTAAATTATTTTTATTTTGTAAATAATTTATAATTGGTTCATCGCCTAATCCTCTATGTCGTATTATTAAATAATAACATTCTTTAAAAAAATTTATACAATTACTATTATACCATATTACATTAGAATGTCCAAATTTTTTATTAAATTCTATTTTTTTATTTTTACCTATTACATCATATAATGAATTAACTGCTGATAAATAATCGGGATGTAATGATAAATATGGTATGTTTTTTATTTTATCAGAATAAATAAATAATTCATCTATTGAATAATTTACAATTGTATCAGCATCTAAAAATATAAATTTTGTATTTTCTTTTTTTATAAAGTTTACAGAATCTATCATAATTGTAAATTTAGTAGCCCATATATGGTCATCGGATAATATATAACGAAATATTATATTTTTAAATTCTTTAAATTTATTTAGTAATAAATTATTTTTGTTATTTACAATATAAACAATTACAGGAATTTTAGAATAAATATTTAAGCCTTTTAATAAATAATATAAGATATCAAAATAACGAGGATTAGCATATGTTACAAAAAATTTATCAGAATCTAATAATTTATTACTATTATTATCATCATTTACAATAATAGGTGTTTGATAACTTTTACTAACTTTAAACATTTAATAATTAATAATATTTAAATATTAATAATTAAACTAAATTAATATATTTCTTTTTTGTTTTTTTTATTACTCCCTTAAATTCTATTAGGCATTAAATAATATTTTGCAAGTCTAGAATTTGTAATATTTATGGGTTCAGGACGATGAACAGAAGGAGGTGAATTAGTAAATTTAAGAAGTTTAGGTGAGTTTGGGGGTGAGAGTTGAAGTGAACCAATATCACAAGGAACATCATAATTTCTTGGTAAGGTATGGTAAAATGGTTGGGATACAGTAGTTATACTAGGAGGTAGAGAAGGAGGAACCCGACGACGACGCGATACAGGCATACCAGGGCATTGACTAGTAGATAGAGGAGGGGGAGGTCCTGTTGGTAGAGGAGGCATAACAAAGTATTGATTAGTAGATAGAGAAGGAGGAAGTCCTGGTTGTAGAGGAGGCATAACAGGACGCGCACTACTTGATTGAGAAAGTGAAGGATTATGTCTTAACTGTTCACTACCATGAGCAAATAGGCATTTGCCTTTATAGGGACAATTTCCATATTTACTAAAATTTTCACAAAGTTTTGTTTTATATGTTTTTGGATCTTTTAACCAGTTTTTTGTATTCTGATTACTTTTACCATTGCCTTTACCGCGTGCTCGTCTAAATTTTGCAGTGATTATTTTTTGTAATTTTTTTTTTACTTTTTTTTTTCTTGTTGGCATTTTTTATATATATAAATATTTTTATTTATATTTACTTTAATATAAATAAAATTGCTCATAATTCTTTTATTTAAATATCAGTTAATTCATAACCTTTGCTGGTTTTTACTTTTTTTAGTTGTTTATTTTCTTTATGAATATTTAGATGACATTTTTCACATATACTAATTAAATTCGCTTTTTTATTTTTATGAAATTGTTTATTAATAAATCCATTTTTATCTGCATTTTCTTGAAATTGTAAATGATGTATATCACAACTAGGATTCTCTCTACATACTTCACAAATTTTAGATTTTATTTTTTTAGAATTATAATTTGTTTCTTTACTATCCATTACTGTATTATTATTTTCATTATATTTATTTCTAATAGCATAACATCTCTCTATAAATTCATCATCTAACTCTAAACTTTGTGCAACTTGTATACCATACATCATCTCTCCTGAACCATCTTTTAATTTTCTATCATAAATTAATTTATTAGTTTTTTTATCATATATAACACTCATATGATTGATTTTTAATTTATTTAATTTTTTAATTTCATCATATTTTAATAATTCATGATAATGTGTTGCAAATATAGAACTTACTTCATTATTATGTAATCTCTCTAAACTAGCAGTAAAAATACTCAATCCAGAAACAGATTCAGTTCCACTACATAATTCATCGCCTAAAACAATACTATTTTTATTAGAATATTTTAAAATATTTCTTAATTCACTCATTTCAAGTGCAAATGTAGAGAGACCTTTAAAAATATTATCATTATTAAGAATACGTGTAAATAAAGTATTATATGGATAATATATGAAACTATTAGATGGTACATAATTACCACTTTGTGCTAATATAATATTAATACCAATAGATTTAATAAGAGAACTTTTACCAACTGCATTAGTTCCATAAATTAGAGAGCAATTATAATCATTACCTAACTCAATATCATTTGTAATATATAATTCATTTTGATTAATTTGCTCTATTAATGGATGTCTAATTTCTTTTGCTGTAAAATAAGATTTTTCATCATTAATATTATCAATTATTGGTTTAGTATAATTAAATTTATTAGCATTATATGCTCTATTATGGGCAGTATCTATTAATCCAATAAATTGAGAGATTATAGATAATTTAGATTTGTTATTGAAAATTATAAATTCTCTCAAAATATTATTATAAACATGATTAATTTTGCTGATTAATAGTTCTTTATCATTCTGTATACCATGTGCCATTTTTTTTATGTCAGACGATGTTATAATCATATTTGTTTTATTAGAGCCATGTTCTATATATTCTAATTTTGATAAATCTAATACGTAAATTTCTTCTTTTTTTGAAAATTTAGAGAGATAAGTAATATTGACTTTTACCTCTTCTTCGCCATAATTTAATAAACATTCTTGTAATATTATTGCCCTTCTTTTAGTTGCTAATAAAAATGAATCTGATTTACTAGTTTCATGAATTTTAATAAAATCAGAATCTTTATTTTCATAGTTTTTTATAATATCTGAGAGATATTTACGAATTGCTTGAAATACTTCCTTAGAATCTATACTTTCTCTCAAATATTTATTTAAATCTTTATCATAATTTTTATTAATAAAATCTAACTCTTCTATGTTATAATTTCCTAATTTATCCATTACAATATTATTAATTCTCTCTACATTAAATTTTTCATCTACAAAATTACGAATTTCATCACATATATTATCTATTTTTAAATTAATAAAAGATGAAATATATTCATATAATTTTAAATTATCAGAATCTTGAGAAATTTTTTGAAATAATATTTTGATTTTTGAGAGATTATAATATAACATATAAAAATCTCTGGGTTCTAATTTATTCATAATTAATTTTCTCTCAATCCTTTCAATGTCTCTTATATTATTTAATTCATCTCTAATAGTAGTATAAAAATTTGTTTGTAATAAATGTTCTGTAATATTATAATATTTATTCAAATTATCTATATTACTAATTGGATGTAATAATTCAAAATTAAATTTTCTTTTACCAATTGAAGTTACGCAATTATTTAACATTGATGAAACTGATGAAAATTTACCACTATAATTATTATCACCAATAATATTTAATTGTTTGAGAGAATGATTTGCTAATATTAGTTTTTCGCTATGATTTTCAAAATCAGGTAGAGAGATGTCTTTAATTAAATTAGGATTATGTTTTTCAACAAAATCTAATAAAAAACATAGCGATTGATTAGCAATTGGATATTCATAAAATTCACATTTCTCTCGAAAACTACCAATACCATATAATTTATCAATCAAACATTCCTGATATTTTTGTTTTTCACAATTTAAAGCAATCTTATTTATTTCATTTATATTATCTTTTTCTAATATTAATTTATGTATTTTACTTGACTTTAAATTTATATAATTTATTACATTATCTATATAATCTATTTCTTCATTATTTGTAATAATAATTGCTTCAGATGGATTATAAACCGATATATATTTTTCTAAGTTATCATATACAATTGGATTATTATTATAAGGAATTGTATATTCAAAATTTATTAATTTTCCAGTTAAAATATCAATTATTGATAAACCAATAGTTAACAATGATTGTTTTATCACACTATTTGCTTTCGAAACATTTAGCCATATACATATAGTATTATTTGTTAAATTATCTGTTTCATCATTAAAATGCATACCAGGTGAATATATACAAGCCAAACTTCTTTCATTTTTTGCTTGAATATTTTGTGTTATAATTGGAACAGTATAACCATGTTCTAATAATCGTTTTACATATTTTTCTAATTGGCTTAATCCAAAACCTGCCATTACAACATTTTTATCACCTACACAACTATTTTTACGAGCAATTGACATATCACATATACGAGAAAAATCTACAATATTAGATCCTACATATGAACCATCAGATTCAACAATAGCATAACATTCAAAAAAAGATCCTACTTGTATTAAAATTATAGTTTTCTCTCCATGTGATAATTTATATTTTTTTGTATCTTCAAAATATTTATTAATAAGTGACATTAATATTATTAATAAATATATATTCTTATTTTTAAATATATTTTTTTTTATATTTATACCGTATATGTATTTATTATTTTGGTATTGAATTTGGTTTTGGCACAAATGCTGCTCCACCTCCTCTAACACTTGTTATTGCATGTTTAATAACATTTTTATTATCAGATTGTTTATACATAATTGAATCATTTATATTATTTAATTTATATGAACTACTACCTATAGTAATTAAACGTAACCTTTGTGTACGTGTATCAGATGATAATTGTGGTAATGGTGCTGGATTATTTATAGAACTATTATTAGTAGATAAATTATTTATTTGATGAGATAAAAAAGTTTTATTTAAAAATGCTCGTCTTCCTAAAATAAAACTATTACCTCCATCTGATACATTAAATTTTTGTGGCATAGTTTTAAACATAATCATTGTATTAGACATAAGTATTAAAATATAATTATATTTTATTATTTAAGATATAATTATATTAAAATTTCATTCTCATTCTCATGAACTGAGGTTTCGGTGGGTTAGGTGGAATAGGTTTTATAACTTCTGGTGTAGTAGGTACTGTTATCGTTAATTCAATTTTTTTAGAATTTGGCTCAGGCTCAGGTTCAGGTTCAGGAACTGGCTCAGGTTCAGGTTCTGGTTCTGGTTCTGGCTCAGGTTCTGGCTCAGGTTCAGGAAC